CAATTAGAATGGCATAATAGTGGTGGATATTGGAGATCATTTGATGGTTCTGTTGACAATAGATTTGTAACAGAGACTGAGACACAGACTCTTACTAATAAGACTCTAACATCTCCTACGATGACCAACCCAGATTTGGGAACTGCTACTGCTACAACTATTAATGGTGTTACCATTTCTACAGCATCATCAGCAACACTTACTATCAGAGATGCTAAAGAACTTAATGTACAGAGAGATCTTCTATTAACATCTGATAACAACTTACAAGAAATTACTGTCAACTTCAGACAGGGTGGTAGTGTAGCAATGACTTCGGATACTCTTGCAGTATTCAACTCAACAACTTCTACACAGTTGAGAGCATTGGTTAGCGATACTACTGGTACTGCTAAATTAGTTTTCCAAGATAATCCTAATATTATTAGTGGAATGACCACCACATCTAGTGGTCTTACAATCTTTAATACCACTGCAACTTCTATTCTTGCTTATGGTGCAGCAGAATCTATTACCTTTGGTGCAGCAACTGGTACAACATTAATCAATCATAGTCTAACGGTTACAAAAGATACTACACTTGGAGCAACTTCTAGTGATGATCTCTTAGTCAATGCAACTGCTAACTTTGAAACGAATGATATTCTAATTCGTGGTACACAGACAGATCCAATGTCTATTGGTAGAGGTGCTGGTGCTGTTGGAACTAATACTAGAATGGGTGTTGCATGTTTAGATAACATCACTTCGGGATCTCAAAATACTGCGATTGGCTACAAAGCACTCCTCACATGTAATAGCGGTGCATCGAATACTGCAGTGGGTGTAAGGGCTTTGAGCCAAAATGGTGTCGGCACGAACAATATTTCAATAGGCCGAGATTCAATGCTCTCAAATACTTCGGGAGATAAGAACGTTGGGATTGGAAACAATACATTAGAGAGCAATGAGGCGGGTGAAGCGAATGTCTGTATTGGACACTATGCTGGTTATGGTATTACTGGTACTGGTAACGTCGTTATTGGACCAGCAGATAATGAGAACTCAACTAACGTTACTTACCAGTTAGATAATCCATCTGGTGATAGACAGTTAGTTATTGGTTCTGGTACAGAAGCATGGATTAAAGGTAATGCTTCGTTTGATACTACTGTAAGTAATAACTTGACTGTTGATGGTGATGCTCTTATTCAAGGATCATTGACAGTTAACGGTACTGTAGTTAGCATCAACTCAACCACTATGCAGGTTGATGATAAGAATATAGAACTTGCTTCTGTTGTTAACACTACCTTCTCTTGTATCACAGTTGATGGATCTAATATAATTTCAAGTATTACACCAACTGCAGGTTTGATTCCTGGTATGGAAGTTAACTCCACTACTGGTGGTATTAGTGTTCCTGTTGGCACGACTATTGTTTCGCTTAATGCTAACCAAGCAACACTTTCAAACTCTGTTACTGGTAGTGGAACAGCAACTGTTGTTGCTTCTGGTCCTTCTGATCTTGCAGCAAATGGTGGTGGTATTATTCTTAAGGGACTTGACGCATCACTTGGTGGTACAGGAGATAAGACAATCCTTTATGATCACAGCAGAACAGATAAGTATTGGACAGTTTCTGAAAACCTTGAGATTGCATTCGGTAAGAAGTTTGTTATTGGTAACCAGTTAGCAATATCTGCTACTGCTCTTGGTACAACAGTTGTTGACTCTTCACTAACATCAGTTGGTGTTCTAGTTGGTCCTGCTGGATCACCCGCACTAGAAGTTAATGGTGCTGCTGTTCTTGGTGGTAGAGTTCTTGAGAAATCATTTAGTAGTTTCAGTTCAGGATTTACTATCAATAGTAATGTTATTAGTGTCACTGCTGCTGCAGCAAATACTGTTTGTGGTAACACTTCATCCAACACTGCTATTAATGAGTGGGCGTTTAATACTGCTGACCCAGATGGTAACCTTATTGCAAATAATCAATCACTTACACTTACTTTAATTGTGGATGCTTCTACCGCGTCTACATATGGTGATGCCTGTTCTGTTGATGGAAACAGCGTTACTAACGGTGTCGAATGGTCGGGTGGTTCACCACCAGTTGCTACATCAAATACCGACATTCTTACTTTTGTAATTATCAAAGACGGTTCTGGTGTCATTAGAGTCTTTGGTCAAGGCAACACAGACTTTAGTTAGAGGACTTATAAATGCCAGTAGGATTTAGTAGTGCCGCGAGGAACTTATTTCTCTTAGGTTCAACGGGAGCAGTTGCATCAAACTTTTTCAAACAGGTAGATGAATCTTCAAATGCCTTAGGTACTTGGATACCAAGAAGTATAATTTATAATTCTTCTGATCAAAAGTATATTGTTGGTGGATATAATAAAGATTCCAACACAAAAGATCGTGGTTGGATTAGTAAAAGAGATTATGATATCGAAACTGATCCAGAGAACCCAACAACAACACAAGAATGGAATGTAGAATCTCAATATGCAGTACCCAATGGTGGTAATGTTAGATTCAAGTCAGTAAAACTTGACGTTAATGATAAAGTTATTGTAGCTGGAACAATTGATATTGTTACTGGTGATGTACCATTAGTTGCTAGGTACTCTGCTACTGGTGTATTGGAATGGCAAGCAACCAGTTATTATAATGGTAGAGCAACCGATATTACTTCTGATGATAATAATTATTATATCTGTGGAACCAATGATTTAGGAGAAGCGTTTGTTGAAAAATATGATACAAATGGAAATCCTTTGTGGTCTCAGATAGTAGATACTGGATATCCAAATGGTGAGACTAGATTAGAAAGTATTGGTGTTAATGATAGAGGACATGTTGTTGCTGGTGGAACACTGGATGCTACTACTCCCGAACGTGGATATCTTATTAAGATTAATACTGACACTGGTGAAGTCTTATGGGATAAAACATTCTCCCGTGCATATGATGAGGATGGTACTTTTGGATATAATGCACCAGTAAATATATGGGAATTGTATGTTGATAGTAGGGATCAAATTTATGTTACTGGTACATATGGTAGTCCAGAACGTCAGTGGATTGCTAAATTAACACCAGAAGGAAATATTATTTGGCAGAAGGGAACTAATAATACAACAAATGTTTTGGATGGTCTTAGTATAACGCCCATAGGAATTAGATCTGATGGTGAAACAGAACAGACTATTGTTTTATCACAGCAAGCAGATACCATACAAACTTATCTTATTTTATCAAAATATTCTAAGGATGGTGAACTTGTTTGGAGAAGAAAGATGGATAAGGGTAATACATCTAGTGCTTCTCCTCTTAGAACTTTTGGTGCTAGCTTAGACGCAGACCCATCTTTTTATTATATTTCATATGTAGATCAATCTTTCAATGCTGTTTCTGGAACACCAGATACTTACTACTTTGGTAAAGTAAGTAGTTCTGGTAATGGTTTAGGTGCTTTTGATTATGATGATGGTAGTGCAGTAACACTAGAGTATACAATCTATACTGGTGATACTGATGCAATAGAAAGAATAAAAGATGGTTCTGTTAGGTATGATACTAGTGATATGATGTCATATCCTTTTGGTGCTAATCAATTAGTCTTTGATGATTTTGCTACACCTGTTACAAATAAAAAGAGACAAGTAACTCAAAATAATTCAGTTGATCTTACTCTTGGTTCTGCTATGAGAATTGCAGAGGGTTCAGAAATAAACCTGGTGGGTCATACTGGTGTAGTAGACACAGGACTTGGACCCCTATTACTCGTTGATTCTCGTGGTGATAATGTGGTTGGTGGTAGTATGAGAAACATTGCTGGTCAAGCATCTAGTAATTATAACGCTTGGTCTAATACTAATGCCACTTGGGATTCTACAGTAGCAGGAGGAGCATGGGACTTTGATGATAGTGTTCCAAGTAGAATGTCTTTTGATATATCACCCTTCTTTAATACTGCTGCTGACACACCATTCACATTAGAAGTGTGGGCACAAAGAGACGATAGTAATAGCTGGCAGACAATTGTTTCTATTGCTACCTCATGGATTCAAATAGCATTTGATTCTAACAATAGAATTGCTTGTGGTAGAAATGGTGGCGGTGGTGGTATTAATGCTAGAGCTGGACTCTTTACAACAGAAGCAGACCGCTGGTATCATATTGTCATGACTTATGATGGCAATGATAATGGAACTAATGCTTATATTGACATCTATGTTGATGGTGTGAAGACTAGATCCAAGATAGACATGGGTGTCAATGGCAATAGTAATGGTTCTAACTTATATCTCGGAAGACATGCTGGTGATGGAGAATTTTTAGATGGTTATGTTGGAGAAGTTCGTCTTTACAATAGAGAATTGAATGAGATAGAAGTTGCTCAAAATTATAATGCTAGTAAAGAAAGATTTACTGGCGAACCACAGTTCGGTAAAGTTCTCACTAATGATGTGGATGTTAGTTGGGTAGATCAATCCAATGGGTACAAAGCATACGTCGGTAATACTTCACCAACATATAGTGCCAGTGATGGTTCGTGGGAATTTGATGGTAATGGTACTAATCTCAGAGATCATCTCACCATTGATATAGAAGAATTTACTATCTATGGATGGGAAATGTGGTTTGAAAACTACAATATTATCAATAATAATGACAACAGCATTGGAGGACCATCAGGATATCAGGTACTAGCATCATGGGCATACCCTGCTGGTATTACTTTAGGTGGATGGACTGCCTCTGCTACAAATGAAGCTATTACATTCTGGTCCAGAGAAAATGGTGCTGGTGGTGGAGATAGCGACGCAACATACACTAGAACAGAGGTGCCGACAGGAAAACATCATTTATTTGTTAGATGGAATGGTTCTACCTACGATATTTTTGTCGATGGTGTAAAACAAACCGTTTATAGTTTGAATGGTGGTAATGCTGCTCAATTGGTAACATACACAGGAAAGTGTATTCACATTGGAGGTAACAATTCCACTTACTTCTTCAATGGTAAAATTTTTGAGACAAGATTGTATCAAAAACAAATATCTGAAGCACAAGTATTACAAAACTACAACGCTACCAAGGCTAGGTACCTTGATGAAAAAGTTTCAACAGCACCAAAGGTTGTTGGTAACAGATTAGTAGTTGACAATAATTTAATATTACACTATGACTTTGGAAACAGAGCATGTATTGATGGAGCACATAATAAAATTCCATGGAGTTTTGATGAAGGAAACTGGGGTGAAGGTAGTAATGGAACACTTGTTAGAAATGCAGGTATTGCTCCTGATGGAACAAACACTGCTACTAAAGCATCTACAGTATCATCTGACATAGATACTAGTCCACAAC